TAAAACTTTTTCTGCATCTGACCAATTACCCGCTACCCCAAGCCAACCACCATCTATAGGAAGAATTTTGTCTTCAAAGTATTTAAGTCCAGTATCATCATCGGAGAATTGACTATCGGCTACTAATACTTTATTTCTCCAGTCGCCTACTATTGTTGTCATGTTTACACCTTATATAAAAGGGCTATAATCCCAGCCAAGTATATCCCTACTGCTACTGCTTCGACTAAAAACAACGGAATGTCTCTTTGAACCCACCCCGCCCAAGTCCAAAGGGCGCTACCAATCAAACTGAGGATAATATTGATAGGGTACACGTTGAAGCTCGTTAAACAAATGCCAGTCAAACACAATAATGTTCCTAGCCATTTAACGCCTTTCATAGTGCCCCCTAAAGTTATATTTTACTTAAAAAGCTTGCGCTTATCTAAAAATGTAGTAACATTATGGAAACCGGGAAAACCGGCCTTTTAGACTGTCCCGGCAGACGCATACACGACTAACTGGCTTATCTTTGTATGAAGGACAATTCGTTATGACTTTAGCTACTACCTCGTCTTTATGGCGTTCAACAGGTGGCGATTCAACTCGCACCGCTTATGCTGGCTCCATGGTTATGGCTGCTCAGTTCTATATTGCTAACACTGCAGCAACCTCCAACGTAGTCATTTCTTCGGCTACTGGCGCTCCAGCCCTTATTCTTCCAGCTAACGCAGTTGTTACTGAAGTTATTATTTCTGGTGCTGCTGGTGGAAACTCTTCCGCTAACATAGGGTTTACCCCACTAGTTGGCGTAGGTCCTGGTCAAACTGGTACTCTTGGCACAAACGTTCCAAACGCATTTTTATCTGGTGGAAACGTAGCAGCTCGCATAGTATTTACTGTTGCAACTGGTGGCGCATCAATGGGCAACGTAGCTAACGCTACTAACTTGATTGTTGTTACTAACGCTCAAGGATCTGCTGGTGCAAACGCTGGTGCAATTACTGGCGACATCATTTACTACGTTGCGGACAACGGTCAGCAAAACGTTTAATTAATCTAGGGGGATTCGTCCCCCGCTTAAATCTTTAGGAGATTAATTATGATGCAAACTGACGTTAAATCGGCCCACGTATCGGTAACTGGATTTTTACTTCCAGCTATTCGTACTCGTGTAAAACAAATTACGTATTCTGGTAGTGCTGGACAAGCTGGATCACTAATACTTTTTGATACAACAGTAGCTCCAACTACAGCCAGCTATGCCAAAACCGCTAATACTGTAACAGTTACTTCTACGGCGCATGGTCTTTCTAATGGCGCAACAGTAGGTATTGGGTATATAAGTGCTACAGGAAATTCAGCAACAGACGGCAATTATGTTATTTCAAATGCGCTAGCTAATACTTTTGCTATTACAGACATAAACACAACATCCAACGTAAGTGGTGGTACAGCTTGTTACTATGTATCTAATAATGGTCGTTGGGTTACTTCTTTTGATACTTTAACTGGCGCTACTTCAGCACAGCAAGTTATTGTTCCAGGCGAAGGTGTTTTAGTACAAAATGGTCTGTACTCTCAACTGACATCTATTAGCTTTATAACTATTTTCTATGGCTAAGAAAAAAGGTCCCTCCCTAGCTATTGGTCGTGGTGAAAAGTTGCCTGTATCTAAGGGCGCTGGGCTTACCGCCAAAGGCCGTGCTAAGTATAATGCGGCTACTGGCTCGAATCTAAAGGCTCCACAGCCCGAAGGTGGTCCACGTAAAAAATCATTCTGCGCACGTATGTCTGGTATGCCGGGTCCGATGAAAGACGAGAAGGGTAAACCTACTCGTAAAGCGGCTTCACTAGCTCGATGGAAGTGTTAATGAACGAAATGGATCCAATAAAGACGGCTAGAGAACTAGCTACCCATGCCAACGACATAGAACATTTGCAGGAAGACATGGATAAGATGGTCAAGGAAATGCAAGAAATTAAACTTGCCATACAATCAATTAATAAAACCCTGTCTGAAGCTAAGGGTGGCTGGAAAACGTTGATGGCTATTGGTGGTTTTGTAAGTGTTTTAACTGGAGTAGCTGGGTTTATCGCTGGGTATTGGGGTAATAAATAATGCCTAGTACCAGCAAGAAGCAACACAATTTTATGGCAGCTATTGCAAATAACCCAAAATTTGCTAAGAAGGTAGGAGTACCACAGTCAGTAGGTAAAGATTTTAACAAGGCCGATAAAGGCAAAACTTTTAAAGAAGGTGGCACTATGAAAAAACCAAATCCTTTTATGGAAATGATTGCAAAGAAAAAAGAAGCTGCTGGTAAAAAGCCAGCTATGAAAATGGCTAAAGGCGGCGGTATTGAGTCTAAGGGTAAAACCAAAGGCAAGATGGTTACAATGAAAAAAGGCGGAAAGGCTTGCTAATTATGAAACACGACGATATTAAACAAGATATGCCAATGATGAAAAAAGTGGCTAAGCAAGAAGTTAAAGCTCACGAAAAATCAATGCATAAAATGGCTAAAGGCGGCGTAACACGTGCTGATGGCTGCATTACCAAGGGTCATACAAAAGGCAAGATGATTTCTATGAAATCTGGCGGTATGTGCTAATCATGGCTAAAAAAATGAAACGCTTTAACGAAGGTGGTAGCTACACTGGAGATGATCCTATTGTTAAATACCGCATGGGTATGATTGATGCCAAGGGTAATGACCTTACTAAAAAGCCTAGTGAACCAAAAGCTGAGCCAAAAGCTGAAGCAATGGTTGAAACCGAGACTAAGCAAGGCCAAAACAAAATGATTGACGATGCTACTCGTTACCGAGCATTGTACAAAAATGCACCAAGATTTATAACTAAGGGAGTTAATCCAAAAAGCATTTCTCCAGACAGACTGGCTAGAAAAGATATTTTAAATGAGTTCCCAAACTCTAAATCTGGAGAACTAATATACCGAACAGACTATGACGATGCTGGATATAAAAAGGGTGGTAAAGTAAAATCTGCTTCAGCCCGTGCCGATGGTTGTGCTATTCGTGGAAAGACAAGAGCATAAACCATGAAAAAGGCTAAACGGTTTAATGAGGGCGGGATGAGTCTGGAGCAAATGTACCCAGAAGCTAAGATTACCCGTGCTGGTCCACAGCCAAAACCAACTGCTGCACCAGAAAATGAATACTCTGCCCGTAATAGAGAGTATGCCGAAGCAAGAGATAAAGCCCGTGTAGACAAAGATACACTTGCCCCATATGAGCGTAAAGCCCCTGCTATGGGTAAAGGCGGTGGTGGCGGTGGTGGTATGCCAAAATCAAACCGTGATTTAACAAAAAATTACAAGGCCGGTGGTAAAATAGCTTCCGCTTCTAAACGTGCTGATGGCTGTTGTACTAAGGGTAAAACTAAAGGACGGATGGTATGAGACCAAGTCGTGGCATGGGTGCAATATCCCCTTCTAAGATGCCTACTGGCAAGAAGAAGCCACGTAGAGATGATACTGATTTCACCCAGTTTAAAGAGGGTGGGAAAGTAAATGCTGCTGGTAACTATACCAAGCCTAGTCTGCGTAAACGTATTGTTTCTCAAGTTAAGTCTGCTGCAACACATGGTACTGGCGCAGGTCAGTGGTCAGCTCGTAAAGCTCAATTAGTAGCAAAAAAATATAAGGCGGCTGGTGGTGGATATAAATGAGTGGATTGGCAAAATCGCAACGTTCTTTAAAAGCTTGGGGCGACCAAAAGTGGACAACCAAATCGGGGAAAAAGTCGTCCGAAACAGGCGAACGGTACCTGCCAAAAAAAGCAATCGAGTCGCTAAGCCCACAGGAGTACGCAGCAACGACAAAAGCAAAGCGGGCGGGAAAAGCAGCGGGAAAGCAGTTCGTCCCCCAGCCAAAAAAAGTCAAAGCAAAAGTAAAGCCATTTAGGAAAATATGAGCACTACAGGTACCTCAACGTTTAACTTAGATGTAAATGACCTTATTGAAGAGGCGTTTGAACGCTGTGGGAAAGAGCTGCGTACTGGATATGACTTTCGTACAGCTCGTCGTTCATTAAACTTGCTGACTATTGAGTGGGCTAACCGTGGTATTAATCTCTGGACTATTGAACAAGGCGTTATCCCGATGGTTACTGGGCAGGCTACCTACCCCCTACCAGTAGATACAATTGACTTGATGGATATGGTAGTGCGTACCAATAACGGTGTACAAAGCAACCAGATTGATATTAATATCAGCCGTATTTCTGAGTCAACCTATATGACTCTACCTAACAAGTTAGCACAAGGTAGGCCGATTCAAGTGTGGATCAACCGTCAGTCGGGGCAAGAAAACCTCTCAGGCGCCCTTTTAAACGCTAATATAAGCTCTACAGCCACTACCATTGACTTAACTTCCACAAGCGGTTTAGCTTCTGCTGGGTTTATTAAGATTGATAATGAAACAATTAGTTACCCTAACGTAAGTGGTAACCAGCTAATTAACTGCGCCCGTGGACAAAACGGCACGACTGCTGCTGCACATACGGCTAACGCTACGGTTACTGTACAGAACTTACCTTCTGTTAACGTCTGGCCTACGCCGAATTCACCGGGTAGCCAATATACTTTTGTATACTATCGTATGCGCCGTATCCAAGACGCTGGTTCAGGTACTTACGTTCAAGATATTCCATTTCGCTTTATACCTTGCATGGTTGCTGGCTTAGCTTATCAGTTGTCTACAAAGCTGCCAGGTGTAGATATGAACCGTGTACCAATGTTAAAAGCAGATTATGAGCAACAGTTCCAATTAGCAGCGGAAGAAGATAGGGAAAAAGCCCCAATCCGTTTTGTTCCACGAAACACTTTTTACTCTAACTAAGATGCCATGTCAAGTAAGTACGCTTCTGGAAAATATGCAATTGCCGAGTGCGATAGATGTGCTCAGCGCTACAAATTAAAAGAATTAAGGATACAGATATTAAAGACACAACCCTATAGAATTAAAGTTTGTAAGACTTGTTGGGATCCAGATCAACCACAGTTGTCTCTTGGACTCTATCCTGTTAATGACCCCCAAGCAGTACGGGAGCCACGCCCTGACGTAAGTTATTTCCAGTCAGGTAATAACGGGTTACAAACCGATATTAATGGGGGTACAAGCCCTGACGGGTTTGGGAATCCAGATATGGGTAGTAGGGTGTTTCAGTGGG